ATTTTTGAAATCTCAAAAACCCAGTGTTTAAGCCACTTTTAAGGCGTTTTAAGTAATTTTGGCAAAAAATAAAAGGCGGTTAAAAAACCACCTTTTTGGTCGAGGTGACAGGACTTGAACCTGCGGCATCTTGGTCCCAAACCACCTAATAAATGTGTGAAAAACTTAGTGTTTATCGGACTTTTCAAGTTCAGTTGCCTAACATTTGCCTTGCATTTATTTTTTAGCTTATTTTACGATTGAGAAAATCATCAAGTTTTTTCGCAGGTGCTTCAGTATCATCTTGCATTAAATGCGTGTAAATGTTCAAGGTGGTTTCGGGTTTGGTATGCCCTAACTGGTGTTGAATGTAGAGAATATCATAGCCCGAATAGAAAAGATTTGTTGCGTGGGTATGTCTAAGGCAATGAGCTGTAAACGGTTCTATGACCTGCGGAATACCGTCGGGGCAGTATTTACTGCGTGGAGCAATGCCGACAATTTTGCCTTGCTGTGAATTGAATGCTTCGAGGTTTAGGCAATTGATGTAACTCTCCCACAATCTCCGCCACGCTGAATTTGTCATAAGTTTGCCTTTGGTGGTTGTGACTACATAATCAAATGGGGAGTGGGGTGCAAGGCTTTTCAGATAGTCTGACAGAACGGTCGGAATATCAACCTTGCGGACACCTGCTTCTGTTTTCGCTCCTGCTTTTATGTAAGAATTGTTTCCGTCAAGAACCAAAGTCTGATGAACATTTATTTTGTTGCGTTTCAAGTCAATATCTGCCCATTGCAAGCCGAGGCATTCACCTCTTCGTAGTCCTGCAAGCAACATAATCATTGCCGGCAATCTTCCTCTGTGCGGAGTGTTGATTATTAGCTTTTGCTCTTCGGGTGACAAAGCTCTGCGCTCTTTCTTTTTTGCCGCATTCTTAGATATTTTGACATATTTCAGTGGGTTGAAGTCGATAGCTCGGTTTTCAATAGCGTACTCAAACACTCGGCTTGCAGTTGCGATGAACTCTTTCAGCGACTTTTTCGCTGTTGGTTTGCCTGTTGTAGGGTTCTTAGCGGCTAAGTCAAACACGATTTCCTGAAAATCGGCAATTGTCAGCTTGTTGATTTTACAATGCTCAAGTTCTGCAAAATGTTTGAGATACCGTTCAAGCGTTTTGTATTGTTGCGGTGTTTGCAGTGACCTCTGAACTGACAGCCAGCGTTTTTTCCAACAGCCGTATGTATCATCGGAAGAGATGTCTATGCCTTTGCCGAGTTTTTGTTTTAATTCGGCGGCAAGCGTTTCAACCTCTTTTCGTGATGTGCCGCATACGGATTTGTACTTTCGTTTACCGTTTTCATCCCGACCGATATAGATGTTCTTCTGATAGCGACCGTCTTTTCGTTTTTTCATAATGTAATACACTCCTTTTGCTTTAAAAAGGGTGCAAAAATCCCCTGATATTCAATGCTTGAAAATTTCAGGGGAGTGTGATACAATTATTTTGCGTTTAAATCGTATCATCTGCACCCTGTGTAGGTGATTCCGCTCTGTTCGAGTACCAGTCGAGCAGGGCGGATTTTTTTTATTTAATTTTTATTTGCTATGAGCATTTTAACCTTTGCATTATAACTTACTTTATCGTTCTCATCGTAATGTTCACCAATTGTAAAATCGTTAATGCCAAGAATTCGCTCTTGATTTTCTTTAACAAAAGCTACATCTTCTATATGGAGATTGCCGACATCTAAACCGTTGACAAGCACCTTGATTGCAGGCTCGCCTTTATAATCGTATTCCTGTAACTGCACATTAAGCACTTTGCCTGCTTTTTTGTCGGTTTTGAGTTGTTTAAGTAACTTCTGCCTGCCCTGAAAGGTAACACCTGCAACTTTAAAAACTTTCGTGTGCGACTTGCCCGATTCCGGTTGCATCGCAGGAGTTTTTACCTCTGATTTTGGCTTTTTAAATAATTTTGATAATAATCCCATAATAACCTCCTCATTGACACATAATGTCAAATATTATATAATAATATTCGAGGAGTTCCTACTTCTCTAATCCTTATTTTGACCGCTCACAGTTGCCGCTGTGGGGGGTTTTTCTTTTTGTTGATAAAATCTGCAAATTGTTCTTTCACCTGTCTTTCAAGAGGGTGCAGATAAAAGGCGTTTCTGCGTTCGAGCTCTGCCATTCGTTCAGCCCTGTAGGTTGCCGCCTCAAAGCTAATGTCACATAAATTTGCAATTGCAGCGGCATTTGTTGCGTGTAGCTCATGGAGTACGCAAGCCGGAGCCAACAAATCTCGAGCAAATACATTTGCTGAATGTTCGGCATCGTCGGTTGTTGCAAATCCGTTGCCGTTTTCCTTAAACAAGTGACCTAAAAATATATGACCGAGTTCATGCGCAATTGTAAATCTACATCGCTGAGGGGATTGCTCATCTGCATATATGATATAAAGTTTATCATTTTGCATAAGCGTTGTGCCGCTTTCATTTTCACTTAGCAGATTGACTGCCGAATTTTTTAATAAAACAATGTCGGTTTGATTAGCTATTCGGCTTACCTTAACAGGTAGGCTACCTATATTATAATCAATCAAACATTGCCAAGAGGCATTGCGTGCCTGTTTGTATTTACCATAATTCAAGTTTTACCACCTCGTAGGTATTGTAACCTATGAGGTGTTTTTTATTATGTAATGCTTATAAGTCTGTATCGTCAGGCTCAAATTTACTGAGATCAGGAAGATTAACTATTTCTATAGGCTGATTGTTGCCGTCACTTCGTGCGGCTTTCACTGTTGGTATCAATATTTCATCTTCCACACCGAGCAATCTATCGACTGCAGGTTGCATTTCGGGGTTATTTCTGTATGCGATTATAAGTTTCTTTTCTTTGTCTGATGTTTCAAAAGGTAGTTTAACCGCATTGCAATTTTGCAAATCATTTATGCTAATTCCCAAACCTGCACAAATTTTAATCACACTATCAACAGCAGCTCCACCAATAGAGCCGTTAAGCATAGATCTAAGTGTGCTGTATGGTATTTCAATTTTTTCGGCAAAGGTTTTTACACTAAATCCTTTGTCACTTATTAACTGTTTTATGTAATCTTCTCTTGTCAAGTTAATCACCCTTTACTATTACTGATTGTAACACGCTGTTTACGAAAAATCAATACTAAAATGCGAAATTTCGTAAAAATATTTTTAAAAATCCGTTGACAAGTGCGAAATACCGTGTTATATTTAATATAGAAACACGAAATATCGCATTTAGGAGGTGAAAAATCGTGTTTGACAAAATCGAAGTAATCATTTTTGAAAAGAAAATGAAAAAGAAAGAAGTTGCCGAGAAAATGGGAATTTCATACGGACAGTTCTGTGCAAAAATGCGTGGGGAATATCCATTTACGCTTGATGAAGCTCTCCGCTTAAAGTCGGTTTTACAAACTGATTTATCTATCGAAGATTTATTCGGTTCGGCGGCTTGATTTTTCTGAACACACAAAAACAGCTTAACGAAATGTTAAAAAAGGAGGACTGAAAATGCCGAGAGAAAGACCTATCATCAATTGGGATGAAGTGCCGGTGATTATTGATGTGCCGTATGTGGCACGGTTGCTTGCACTTAATGTCGATTACACAACACGGCTTGCACAAAAGGGCGTTCTCCCTGCCCACAAAATCGGAAAGCTTTGGCGATTTGATAAGGAAGAAATCAGACAATACATAAAGGAGCATTAACAAATGTGGTTAAGAAACTACCCGACACGCAGAAAACTGCTCAAAGATGTTGAAAACCTCAGAGCAGAGAACAGACATCTCAGCATTGAACTGAGAAACGCAAGAACAGACCTTGCACTCGAAAAAACAGCGTCAAGCGGTTATCGTCACGAGAACAGAGAGCTAAAACGCAAGCTCAAAGCCTATGAATCATCAGAATCCGAATCCTTCGGTTTTGAATGTGTGGGAGTAACGGAGGTGAAATGAAAGTGAGAACAAGAAGAACTCTTGAAAATTGTCATCTTATTAAAGTTGCTGTTACACAACCAAAGCAAACGGATGACAGATGTGACGGTTATTTTGTTAATGGCGAGAATTGCTTAAAATGTAAAAAGTGTTCATTAAATACCAATTACATTGCTGAAACAAAAAAACCTAAAACAAAAAAACGAAATCTTAAAACATCAAGAAATATTGAAATTAAGAGTTATGCCAGATCAAAAAATGTATATCTTTGGGAGATTGCCGATAAATTAGGAATTTCAGATGCAACGATGTCCCGAAAACTTCGCTATGAACTTTCTGGCGAAGAAAAAGAGTTAATTGTCAGCATAATCGATGAAATATCCTTACATAACAAAGAAAAATCCGCTGAAGCTCTGCAAAGCCTCAACGGACAAAGAAAAATACCTTAATTAAATGATAGACAATTTTAAGCGAATTGTCAAGGAGGACTTTAATATGTCAGTAAAAATATCAGCTTTTGAAATCGAAAATGTAAAAAGAGTAAAGGCGGTAGCTTATGAACCGACTGAAAACGGACTTACCGTGTTGGGCGGTAAAAACGGACAGGGCAAGACATCTGTTCTTGACGCAATTGCGTGGGCTCTCGGCGGTAATCGTTTCGCTCCGTCTGCTCCGTACCGTGAGGGTTCAACGATTCCGCCACATCTAAAAATCAAGCTCTCAAACGGTATTGTTGTGGAGCGTAGCGGTAAGAACAGCAGTCTTAAAGTAATTGACACCGCAGGCAACAAAGGCGGACAGGCTTTGCTTGACGCATTTGTCAGCAACTTTGCTCTTGACCTGCCGAAATTTATGAATGCAACCGGCAAGGAAAAGGCTGACACGCTCCTGCAGATTATCGGTGTAGGCAACAGAGTTTACGAGCTTGAAACGCAGGAAACACAGGTGTATAACGAGCGCCGTGCTATCGGTCAGATTGCGGACCGAAAGGAAAAGTTTGCTGCCGAAATGCCTGAATACGAAGGCGTGCCGAACGAACCTGTGTCAGCCTCGGAACTTATCAACAAACAGCAGGAAATTCTTGCACGCAACGGTGAAAATAACCGTCTGAGAGCAGAAAAAGATAACCTTGAAAGCCGTGCCAACAATTTGCAGAGCGAAATCAACAGGCTTAATGAGGATTTGAGAAAATACAATTCCGAACTTACAAAAGTGCTTGCACAGCTTGAACAGAGCAGAAAGACCGTTGCCGAACTGCACGATGAAAGCACGGCAGAGCTTGAAAGAAACATTACCGAGATTGACGAAATTAACCGCAAAGTCAGAGCAAACCTTGATAAGGCGAAAGCTGATGAGGACGCAAAGGAATATTACGGCAAGTATGCCGATATGACGGCACAGCTTGAAGAAATCCGCAAAACAAAATATGACTTGCTCAACAACGCAAATTTGCCCCTTGACGGCTTATCGGTTGAAAAAGGCGAGCTTACATATAACGGTTTCAAGTGGGACAACATGAGCGGTTCGGAACAGCTTCGTGTCGCTACGGCAATTGTTCGCAAGCTCAATCCCGAATGCGGATTTGTCCTGCTTGACAAGCTCGAACAAATGGATACCGACACACTCAAAGACTTTGCAAAATGGCTTGAATCAGAGGGATTGCAGGCTATTGCAACAAGAGTTTCAAACGGTGATGAATGTTCAATCATCATTGAGGACGGTTATATTAAGTCCGAAACAACCGCACCTGTTACAACGCCAACTTGGACAGAAGGAGAGTTTTAATTATGGCTACAAGAACTACAGCTAAAACAACAGCAAAAACAAATACAAATGAATGTGTAATCAAATGCAATCCGCACAGAGAGCTTGCCTGCGGTTATACCAAGGTCAAGATTATGCCTGAAAACTATTCAAGAATTGTTTTGATTGCAGGTATGACAGGCAAGTCAATACAGGATTTGACAAACGAACTGCTCAACTACGCAATCGACTATGTTGTCATTGATGTTGACGGCAATAAAATCAATTTTTCAGATGTACAGGGGGTGAGATAAATGAACATCACAAGAGGTAAAATCAAGTCAGCGCAAAAAGTTGTAATTTACGGCCCTGAGGGTATCGGCAAATCAACATTTGCTTCACAGTTTCCGAATCCTCTGTTTATCGACACGGAGGGCAGCACAAAAAACCTTGATGTTGCAAGAATGGATAAGCCGACATCGTGGACGATGCTCAAGAGTCAGCTTGAATATATCAAAAGCAATCCGACTGTATGCAAGACGGTTGTTATTGATACAATCGACTGGGCAGAACAGCTTTGTATTGATGATATTTGCTCAAAGTACGGCAAAAAAGGTATTGAAGATTTCGGTTACGGAAACGGATATGTTTACGAAAAAGAGGAGTTCGGCAGATTCTTGAACAGCCTTGAAGATTTAATCGACAGAGGTATCAATGTTGTGCTCACTGCACACGCACAGCTCCGCAAGTTTTCACAGCCTGATGAAATCGGGGAATATGACCGTTGGGAGCTTAAACTCGGCAAAAAGACTGCTTCACAGATTTCTCCGCTTGTAAAAGAATGGGCAGATATGGTGCTTTTCGCAAATTATAAAACAGTAGCGGTAGCGACCGACAAAGACGGCAGAAAGTACAAAGCGCAGGGCGGAGGGAGAGTGATGTACACGCTTCATCACCCTTGTTGGGACGCAAAGAACCGTCACGGACTGCCCGAAGAAATGGACTTTAGCTATGCAGGCATTGCCCATATTTTTAATGATGTTGCACCTGTAAATAACGCTCCTGTTCCGCAGAATCCGATACCTCAGCCGCCTAAGGCAGAGCCTGCGACACAGCCTGTACCACAAACTACGCAAATTGAAAAAACTCCCGAGCCTGTACCGCTGTCAACACCTCAGATACAGAATGATAAATCTGTCAATGTTCCCGAGGGCATACCAAAAGCTCTTGCCGACCTTATGAGAGCTAACGGAGTTGACGAAAGCGAAATCAGACAGGCGGTGTTTACACAGGGACACTACCCTTGTGATACACCAATCACAAACTATGACCCACGATTTATTAACGGTTGCCTTGTGGGAGCGTGGAATAAGGTATTCGAAGTGATACAGAGCAACCGTGACTTACCGTTTTAATAAGAAAGGAAGATGTATAAATGGATAGAGAATTTGGTTGGAACGATGAAATAACCGAAGAGGGCGGAAATTATGAACCGCTCCCCGAGGGTGATTATGATTTTACAGTAGCAAAGGTTGAGCGTGCTCGCTCACAGGGTAAAGGTAAACTGCCACCATGCAATATGGCAAAAGTGACTTTTGATGTGTGGGGAGCAGATGACAAGCGAGAAATTACAGTTAATTTCGTACTGCACTCCTCGCTTGAATGGAAGCTGTCACAGCTCTTTTTGTCCGTGTCAATGAAAAAGCACGGCGAACCGCTCCGTATGGACTGGACAGGCATTATCGGCAAGAAAGGTAAATGTCAGGTTATCATCCGCAAATATGTCAAGAATGACAGCACAGAGGGCGTAACAAATGACATCAAGTATTTCTATGCCTACGATGAACAGGTGACGACGATATCGCCTGCCGTAGCACAGTCTGCACCTCAGCAGTATGTACAGCCTACATATCCGCCACAGTATAACACACAGCCTGCAACGCCAAATACTGCGATGCCGAATAACTGGACACCGGGTAGCTTTTAATGCAACTTCGACCGTATCAGAATGAAGCAAAGAATGCCGTTTTCTCCGAGTGGGAAAGCGGCAATTTAAAAACATTACTTGTCTTGCCTACAGGCTGTGGCAAGACGATAGTTTTTGCAAAAATCACCGAAGAATGTGTCCGTCGAGGTGACAGGGTGCTGATACTTGCCCACCGTGGAGAATTGCTCGACCAAGCGGCGGACAAAATTCAAAAAGCAACAGGACTTAATTCGTCGGTTGAAAAAGCCGAGCAAAGTTGCATAGGTTCGTGGAACAGGGTTGTTGTAGGCTCTGTACAGACGCTTATGCGTGAGAAAAGGCTGTCAAAATTTGACAGCGATTATTTCGACACAATCATTATTGATGAAGCACATCACTCAATCAGCGACAGCTATCAGCGTGTGCTTGAGCATTTTGACAATGCGAAAGTGTTGGGTGTTACCGCAACACCCGACCGAGGAGATATGAAAAATTTAGGAGCAGTATTTGATTCGCTTGCGTATGAATACACACTCCCTAAGGCTATCAAAGAGGGGTATCTGTCACCGATTAAAGCTGTGACAATACCGCTTACACTTGACCTTTCGGGAGTTGCCACACAGGCAGGAGATTTTAAAGCAAGCGACATTGACACGGCACTTGATCCGTATCTTTATCAGATTGCCGAAGAAATGAAAAAATACTGTAAGGACCGTAAAACTGTTGTGTTTTTACCACTTGTAAAAACATCGCAGAAATTTAGAGATATTTTGAACGAAAAAGGCTTTAAAGCGGCAGAGGTCAACGGCAACAGCGAAGACAGAGCGGAAGTATTGCAGGATTTTGAAAACGATAAATACAATGTGCTGTGCAACTCAATGCTTTTAACCGAGGGTTGGGACTGCCCAAGCGTTGACTGCGTTGTCGTTTTAAGACCTACAAAGGTGCGTGGGCTTTACTGCCAAATGGTCGGCAGAGGAACAAGGCTTGCGCCCAACAAGACAGAGCTTTTGCTGCTCGACTTCTTATGGCACACAGAGCGACACGAACTGTGCAGACCTGCACATCTCATTTGCGACAACGATGATGTCGCACAAAAAATGACCGAAAACTTATCGGAACAGGCAGGCTGTCCGATTGACATTGAAGAAGCGGAGGAAAAAGCAAGTGAAGATGTTGTTGCTCAGCGTGAAGAGGCGCTTGCAAATCAGCTTGCGGAAATGCGAACACGCAAACGCAAACTTGTAGATCCGTTGCAGTACGAAATGTCAATTCAGGCGCAGGACCTTGCAGGATATGTTCCGGCATTCGGCTGGGAGTGTTCTCCGCCTACAGACAAACAGAAAGCAAAACTTGAAAAGCTCGGAATATTCCCCGATGAAATCCAGAGTGCCGGCAAGGCAAAGCTTATTCTTGACAGGCTCGAAAAGCGAAGAATTGAGGGCTTAACCACACCTAAACAAATCAGAATGCTTGAAAGCAGAGGTTTTCAGCACGTGGGCAAATGGCAGTTTGACGAAGCATCAGCCTTGATTTCAAGGATTGCCGCAAACGGTTGGAGAACTCCGAAAAACATTAACCCGAAAACATATGTACCGCAAAGCGAGGTGAATACGGTTGGACTTACTTAATGCACTTGAATACATCAGTCCGTCAGAGCTTGACTACCAAGACTGGGTAAATGTCGGAATGGCACTCAAACAAGAGGGATACAGCGTAAAGGACTGGGACGATTGGAGCAGAGCAGACAACCGCTATCACAACGGCGAGTGTGAAAAGAAATGGCAGAGCTTTAACGGCTCTGCTTCACCTGTCACAGCAGGCACGATAATCCAAATGGCTAAAGACAGGGGGATGACTTTTCGTGAATCGAAAGAACTCGGCTGGAATGACGAAATTGCTTTTGAGCAGGGTGATAAGGGCGATATTGGTGTAAATACCTGTGAGGGTGTAAAGTTTCACGAGCCTGCGAACTGGAACCCGGTAAATGAGATTGTGACCTACATTGAAACTCTCTTTGATAGCTCGGAAAATGTAGGCTATGTTACTGAAACTTATAAAAAAAATGACAACGGCAAGGTTAAATATTCGCCAACACAAGGCAGTTGTGACCGTACAGCAGGTGAGCTTATTGCCGCACTTAATAATTGCAACGGTGATATTTCAAATGTATTCGGCGATTACAAACCCGAGGCAGGAGCGTGGATAAGGTTCAACCCATTGGACGGCAAGGGCGTCAAAAACGAGAATGTAACCGATTATCGTTATGCTCTCGTGGAATCTGACTGTATGGCTCTTGAAGAACAAAATGCAATCATCAGAGAACTTGAACTGCCTGTTGCCGTTCTTGTTTATTCTGGCGGAAAATCAGTCCACGCTATCGTTAAGATTGATGCCGCAAACTATGACGAGTATCGTAAAAGGGTTGATTATCTCTACAATGTATGCCATAAAAACGGCTTTGAAATCGACAAGCAAAACCGCAATCCGTCAAGGCTGAGCCGTATGCCCGGTGTTATCCGCAACGGCAAAAAGCAGTTTATCATTGACACCAATATCGGTAAATCAGACTTTGCCGAGTGGAAAGACTGGGTGGAGAGTATCAACGATGACCTGCCCGACCTTGACAACCTTGCAGATTTTTTTGAAAATCCTCCTGAACTTGCTCCGCCTCTGATTGAGGGAGTATTGCGACAGGGACATAAAATGCTCCTCGGCGGACCCTCAAAAGCAGGCAAATCGTTCGGACTGATTGAATTGTGCATTGCAATTGCCGAGGGTACAGAATGGTTCGGCTTTAAGTGTGCGCAGGGCAATGTCTTGTATGTGAATCTTGAACTTGACCGTGCGTCCTGTTTTCACAGATTTAAAGACGTATATGAAGCACTTGGACTGGAACCAAAAAACTTAAACAGAATTGATATTTGGAACTTGCGTGGCAAGTCCGTGCCTATGGATAAGTTAGCGCCTATGCTCATACGCAGAGCTTTAAAAGGCAACTTTATAGCTGTTGTGATTGACCCGATATACAAGGTTATCACAGGTGATGAGAACAGTGCTGACCAAATGGCACACTTTTGCAACCAGTTTGATAAGGTGTGTACCGAAATCGGTTGTGCGGTAATCTACTGTCACCACCATTCAAAAGGTGCTCAGGGCGGTAAAAAGTCAATGGACAGAGTTTCGGGTTCGGGTGTTTTCGCTCGTGACCCTGACGCACTTCTTGACCTTACAAGACTTGAAGTCAGCGATGATTTGATGAAACAGCAAAAGGATGAAAGAACCTGTAAAATCTGCAAAGACTGGATAGGTCGCTTCAACAAAATCAGTGAAGTGTGTTCGCAGGACGATTTGGTAATGTCAAATAATATGATTGACATCGCACGCAAAACGCTTCCTGAACAGTCTTTTAAGCTGATGATGTCAGATGTTGCCCGTGCCGAAAAAACCGTAAAAGGGATGTCAGCGTGGAGAATAGAGGGCACTCTGCGAGAGTTTCCGGCATTTGATGCACTTAACCTTTGGTTTGATTATCCGATACACAAATTAGATACAACAGGCGTGTTGAAGGACTGTAATTTTGAGGGCGATTTTAACCCGCCTTATAAGAAGAATTTCGGTAAGAAAAAGAGTGAATCGGAACGCAAAAAAGAACGCTCAGAATCTATTATGACAGCGTTTACTGCAGAAGAAAATAACGGTCAGGCAGATATAAATGACATTGCTACATATCTTGGAGTTACCGAAAAAACAGTCCGAAATCGATTAAAAGAGCACGGCGGATTTTGGATTGACGGCGGTAAAACAGGATTGAGGGAAAAGGAAAAAGTCGAATAAATTTTCCTTTTCTGTCAAATTTGGAAGGAAAATTTTATCGAGAATTTCCCTTTCCGTGAGGGAAAATAAGGAAAATTTCCCGAGATTTTCCTTTTCTAAAAATGACGGAAAATGACTTTTTTCTCGAGATTTTCCGAGGGAAAGAAAAAACCTATATATATATTCTATATATATAGGAGTATTTCCGTTCCCTAAGGTCACAGGGGTGAAGTAGTTGTGCGAAGCTTACGCACAACAACTCCTTCCCCTGACCTGTGACTAAAAGCAAAATTTTAAAGTTAAGAAAGGAATGGCAAAAAATGGCAAAATGTAAATCGACTTCAAAAGATAAAAGATTGAAAATCGCTAAGGGAATGCCACCTTTGAGGCGAAAACTTCCAAATAAAAGTTACAGTTACAAAAACGATCAGGTAATGGACTGGATTTCTAAACGACCGGCGTTGATTGACTATGTGTTGGATAAGTTAGTAGCTAACGGATACATAGTTTACGACCCGAAATTAAAGTTGTGGTATGGAGTTGATTATTTTGAAGAAAATGAAGACTGAATTTTTTATGCCGATGATACCGCCGACCGTAACTGCACAGGAACATAAAGTTATGGTAAAAAACGGCAAACCTGTTTTTTATAATCCGTCCGAGGTGAAACAGGCAAGAGAAAAGCTCACATCACACTTAGCAAAGTTTAAACCGTCAGAACCGTACAAGTCGGGTGTCAGGTTGATAACAAAGTGGTGCTTTCCTCGTGGCAAACATCAGGACGGCGAATATCGTACAACAAAGCCAGACACAGACAATCTGCAAAAAATGCTAAAAGACTGTATGACCGCTCTCGGATTTTGGTCTGATGACGCACTTGTTGCAAGTGAGATATGTGAAAAGTTTTGGGCAGAGGTTTCGGGTATTTACATCAAGGTGGAAGAACTGTGAATATCTCGGAAGTTAAACGCAACCTTGAAAGGACCGTGTTGTACAATGGAGCAGAATACATTCTGAAAGGCTGTATCATCAGACAGAATACAACAGGTCAGTTTTATTATCAAGCAGAGCTTATGGACACCAAAGCCAAAAGCTCGCTGATTGTAACTGCACTTGATAAGATTGACGAAAGGAGAACCGACATTGAAAGCAAGAATACCGCCTAAAATCCCGAAACAGCTTAAACAGGAAGCTGAACGGATTGCAAAAAGCGCATATGAACAGATCCGAGAAAAAGAAAACAAAGACATCACACGCAGAGTATTTAAAACAATGCTGTATGCCTTGCATAAAGATTTCGGCTTTGGTCGTGGCAGATGTGCAAAGGCTTTGAGGTCAATGACCGAGATAGTCGAACACTCCGACACTGACGAAGTTTTTTGGGAGCATATCGACCGTGCGGTTATCGACAAGCTGAAACTTGAATTTGAGAAGCGGGATTATACCGACAACGGAAAAGTTGTTAATTTTGAAGGAGACGAAGAAAATGAAACTCAGACAGGAAATCAATAACACCCGTGATACGATTGACGGTGAACTCAATCGCATTATGGTCACAGATGATATAGAAGAGATAAGAGGGTTGACATATTATTTATTTTGTAACATAAATGACCTTATCTGCAAGAATGAACAAAGAATTGCTAAATCGTTGAGAGGTGAAGAAAATGATTGATTGTTCAAAAACAGAGAATTATTTCGCCGAAAAACGAAGAATGACGAAAAGAGCAAAGAATGGGCTATGTAAACTTGGCTGCTCTAACTGTCCTTTATGTAGCATAAATAACAATAAAGGGCAATCATGTACAGCTTTTGAAATGCTCTATCCCGAAAAGGTAATCGAAATCGTTCAGAGGTGGTCGGACGAACACCCACAGAGGACTTATTTGAGCGAGCTTTTAAAAAATCATCCGAATACTTTGCTCAATGATGACGGAACACCCACTTTTTGTCCTTATAGACTAGGACTTATGGGTGCAGATGATTGCAGAAAAGACGGTAACTGTGTAAAGTGCTGGAATCAGCCTATTGAGGACGGTGAAAAATAATGGAATTCCCAGAAAAGCTAAAAGCGTTAAGACTTGAAAATGGATTAACGCAAGATGAGTTGGGTGAAAAGCTCTATTTGAGCAGAACAAGTATATCTTACTATGAGCAGGGAAAATTTGAGCCTAATATCGAAACCATAATAGCTGTAGCGGATTTATTTAACATCACAACAGATGAATTGTTGAGGTGAGGTGTGAACACAATGACAAACTTTGAAAAAATCAAACAGATGTCAATTGACGAAATGGCTCGGAGTTGTATGCGTTTTTTTGCCTGTCCATATGGAAGGACTCCATGTTTCGGTTGTCCTATGGAAAAGCGATTCAATGGCAGTTGCATTGACTGCACAAGGCATTGGCTTGAAAGTGAGGTAGATACGGATTGACAGAGAGAGAGATTAAGGGCGAAATAATAGATTTTGAACCGTATCGTGTGGAAAAGGAGCTTGAACAATTTAAGGATTACGATGAAAAGAACTTTTTTGCAGATTGTTATGTTAGTGACGAGTGCAAAAATCCAGACAGTTACGGAATTGTATGTGTAAAATGCGGAGAGTGCGGACGCACTTTTACAAAAGATGGAATTTTAAAGGAGGATAATTGTAATGACACCTGATGAATACAGGCAGAAGCACAAGCGTTGTGCGACCTGCGTGTACTATGGAGGTAATAATCTTTTTTGTAACTCATCTTGTTACTGCCTTGCGAAAAACAGAACTACATATAAAACAAGAGGACACTTTTGCAAGATTTACAAGGCAAAAGAATTTAAAAAGGGGGGGCAACAAATTAGTGGACAAAATACACAGGGCTGATGTTGATTTTTCAGCGCAACTTGAAAAGGCTATGAAGCTGAGAGATATCGGCCCGACAAAGTTAGCAAGGAAATCGGGAGTTCAACGCAGTCAGATTTGTAGATACCTAACTGCCGAAATAGCGCCGACGACGAACAATATACGAAGGTTGTCAATTGCTCTGAATGTTACTACTGATTATTTATTGGGGTTAGCTAAAACAGACGAAAGATAACAAACAATAATTAAATTGCACCAATAATGCAACGAGAAAAAATATACAATGGACTTATAATGCAGACGGACTATCTGTGTTGTAAGTCCATTTTTTATTTGGTGGTGTACGATATGGCTAAGGCATTTGCCGTAGGATTTTATAAATCTAAAAAGTGGCAGGATTGCCGACAAAGTTTTATTGCTGAACGAATGCTTATTGACGGCGGATTGTGTCAGCTATGTAAAGAGCAACACGGCTTTATCGTACATCATAAAATCATGATTAATGAGAGCAACATAAACAATCCTGATGTTACTCTCAATTACGACAATTTATTATTTGTGTGTAAAAAATGTCACGATAATTTACCGGGACACGGGATAGGTTGCGAACCGAAAAAATATTTTTTCGACGAAAGCGGAATGCTCCGACCGATTATCCCCCCCGTTGAAAAATCGGAAACCGGTAACCGTAGGACCGAGGGGGGCAGTTAGATTTTTTGCGCGCCTTACATATAGCCCCCCTCCCCCAAAAAAACTTGTGTGAAAGGACGGTGTGACTTGAAATGACTGACGAACAGAAAGAACAAAGAGCGATAAAGCGAGAAGTAAAGCGATTAACGGAAATCTACAAGGACATAGAGGTTAAAAGACAAGACCTCGCTGTTGGCCTCATTGAGAATGCGGCGTTCACTCGAATCAGACTGAAAGAACTGCAACAAGACATTGCAATTTATGGCCTGACTGAATTATTTTCGCAGTCGGAAACACAAGAGCCGTACTCACGCAAAAGACCTGAGGCAGATTTGTATAATACCATGCTCGGCAACTATCTCAAATACATTAAACAGCTCAACGATATGCTTCCGAAAGTGACCGAGGCGAAGACTGTGACAACAGACGGCTTTGACGATTTCGTTGAAGGGCGTGACAAGCTTTGAAACGCTATCCATTAAGCTATAATCCGATACTCGAATACTACGAACAGATACAAAGTGGCAAGGTTACTGTCTGCGACAAAATACGCAAATGGTACAAGTATTTAAGTAATAAGGTGATTAATCCGATGGACGGCTATCATTACGAAGCTAAGCGAGGAAATCACATCATTGAATTTGTTGAAAACTATTGCCGACATAGTAAAGGCAAAATGGGCGGTCAGCTTGTAAGGCTTGAATTATGGGAAAAAGCATGGCTTGCGGCGACTTTTGGCTTTGTGGACGATGACGGCATCAGGCAGTATAACTTATCTGTGCTGATTATCGGAAAAAAGAACGGCAAGTCTTTGCTTGCCTCTGCGATTGGCTTGTATATGCTCATCGGTGACGGCGAACCCGGTCCCGAAGTGTATGCAGTTGCTACAAAGCGTGACCAAGCTAAAATCATTTGGCAGGAAGCAAAACGAATGGTTCGCAAGAGTGAAACTCTGCTAAAGCGAATTAAACCACTGCTAAATGAATTGAGTTCAGAAGATTACAACTGCGGAGTGTTTAAGCCGCTTGCTTCTGATTCAGACACACTCGACGGTTTGAATGTGCATTGTTGTTTAATGGATGAGTTGCACCAGTGGAAAAACGGCAGACAGCTGTATGACATTATGGCGGACGGTACAATCGGACGAGATCAACCGCTTATTCTTGTTACAACAACAGCCGGAAAAATCAGAGAGGACATCTACGATGAAATCTATGATGATGCTGTCCGCACCACGAACGGCTTGTTTGATGATGTAGGTTACAAAGACGAACACAGCCTTTACATCATCTACGAGCTTGACAAGCGTGAAGAATGGGAAAAGCCCGATTGCTGGGAAAAAGCTAATCCCGGACTTGGCACTATTAAAAATCGAAATGCCCTTGCAAGCAAGGTCAAGAAAGCGCAGGCGAATCCGTCGCTTGTACGCAACCTTGTATGCAAAGAATTTAACATAGCCGAAACATCAACTGAATCGTGGCTCAATTTCGAGGAGCTTAACAACGAAACAAAATTTGATGTAAAGGAACTCCGTCCGACCTACGGCATAGGCGGTGCAGACTTATCAAGCACAACCGACCTTACAGCGGCAAAGATGTTGTTTCGATTGCCTGACAATGAAAACATTTATGTAATGTCTATGTACTGGATACCGGCCGACCTTGTGGAAAAGAAAGTTGCCGAAGATAAAATTCCTTACGATAAATGGATAGAACAGGGCTATATGAGGACTTGCCCCGGAAACAAAATCGACGCAAGTGTTGTTACGGCGTGGTATCAAGAACTACAAGACGAATACGATATTTACTTGTGGAAAGAGGGCTATGACGCTTGGTCAGCTCAGATGTGGGTTAATCAGATGATTGACGCTTTCGGTCCTACCGTTATGGAAGCTGTACATCAGGGCAAGAAAACACTGTCTGCCCCGATGAAAGCCCTTAAAGCAGACCTTGTCAAGAAAAGAATAATCTACAACAACAATCCAATTGATAAATGGTGTCTCGCAAACACCGCAATAGATGAGGACAGAAACGGTAATATACAGCCAATTAAGACCTCAAAGTCAACGAGACGAATTGACGGTACTGCGGCTTTGCTTGACGCTTACACGATATATTTTGAGTACGAAGATGAATATTTAAGCATTGTTTAGGAGGTGAGAGAATGGGAAAATTTAAGAACTTTTTAAATTCTGTTCGTAATGTCAGAAAGACAAAGAATTTTTCAAGGGTTGAACTTGTTACACAGAATAATTCAAATTTCTTTTTGTGGGGCAACAGGGCATATGATTCCGACACCGTCCGAGCTTGCGTTAATGCACAGGCTCTTAGATTCTCGAAGTTATCCATTAAACACATAAGAGAAACAATCGTTGACGGCAGAAAAGACCTCTTAATCAATCCCGAGCCTTATGTCAAATTTTTGCTTGAAGAACCAAACCCGTACACAACAATGGATATGCTCCTATATAGGACAAGCACACAGTTATCGTTATCGGGCAATGCTTTTTGGCTGATAATCAGGGATTCAAACGGCTTGCCGACAGAATTGTATTTTATACCGGCTAAATCAGCTACGGACTTGTACGACACTAACGGCAACCTTGTTTATGAATTTATCCTTGCAAACGGCAAGACTTACCGCTTTGCCTCCGAAGATGTCATTCACTTGCGTGATGATTTTGCTGAAAATGACATATTCGGAAGTGGCAAATTTAAGGCTCTTGCTCCTTTGCTTGAAATAGTTGAAACAACCGACAGCGGCATCATCAGTGCTATCAGAAATTCAAGTGTCATTAAATGGTTGCTGAAATATACCTCATCGTTGCGCCCTGAGGACTTGAAGAAGAACGCAAAAGCTTTTGCTGACAACTACCTTAACATCAGTAACAGCTCTGTGGGCGTTGCGGCAGTTGACGCAAAGGTTGACGCAAATCAGATAACCCCGAACGATTATGTCCCGAATGCTTTGCAAATGGATAGAACAAAAAACAGAATCCTTGAGCTTTTTAATACTAATGTGAAAATTATCACATCAACAGCGAACGAAGATGAAGAAAACGCCTACTTTGAGGCGGTGATTTCACCTAAAATTATTCAGCTTAAAAACGAGCTGACGCGGAAACTATTCACTCGCCGTCAGCGTAGTTGTGGAAATTACATCGCAGTAGGTTCGTTCAATCTACAATCGGCAAGTCTTAAGACTAAGCTAAATTTCGCCGGAATGGTAGACCGTGGAGCAATGCTCCCGAACGAATGGCGAGAATCGCTTGGTCTTGCTCCTGTTCCGGGTGGAGACACTCCGCTCAGAAGATTAGATACAGTTGCAGTTGACGAAGGAGGTGAAAATGATGCCGAAAACGATTGATATTAAGGGCCCTATCATTACGAACGATGACAAGTGGATTTACGACTGGTTTGGAGTAGCTTCCTGTTGCCCGGCCGACATTCGCTCACAGCTTGACGAAGTGGCGGATGATGAGGGCGTACAGGTTGTTATCAATTCATCAGGTGGTGATATCTTTGCCGCCTCCGAAATTTACGATATGCTCGCCGAAAGCAAGGCTACAATCAAGGTCATTTTTGCCGCCTCTGCCGCTTCATACATCGCTTGTGCGTGCACATCTGAAATTGTGCCAACAGGTATGCTTATGATTCATAATGTTTCAAGCTATGCCGCAGGCGATTACAATGACATGGCACACGAATCATGCGTGTTGCTTAAAGCAAGTAAAGCCGTTGCAACAGCGTACAGGCTAAAAACCGGTATGAGTGAGGACGAGCTTATCGGACTTATGGATAAAGAAACTTGGCTCACTGCTGACGAGGCGGTTGAAAAAGGTTTTATTGACAAGGTCGCAGAATATGCTGAAAAGCCAAAAGAGGTTAAATTTGCGGCAAGCCTTAACGGTCTTATCCCTGACACAATTATCAAACAGATGAGGGACGAAAAAACACAGCTTACAGCAAAACTTGAATTGCTCAAACGAAAGGAAGTTGAAGAAGAATGAACAAACAGGAATATCTCGACAAGAGAAATGCTCTTTATGACAAGGCAAAAAAGCTCATTGCAGAAAACAAGCTCGCCGAGGCGAAAGAGATTACACAGCAGATTGATAAGCTCGACAGTGACTTTGAAAATTCTGCCGTAGGAAAGGCAAACAAAAACGCAGAGGAGGGAATCAAAATGCCTGCACCATTCGAGAATCACAAGGCAAACATCGACCTTACAGATGAGGACGAAAAGGTAACGGACATGTACGCAACACTTGAATACAGAAAAGCATTTGCTAACTATATTCAGAACGGTGTACCCGTGCCACAGAAGTTTATGAATGTGGCATCACAGACCACATCAAGCACTGCGGCGGCTATTGTGCCGACCACAATGTATCAGCGTTTAATCGTTGAACTTGAAAAAATCGGCGAAATTTACGCAAGAGTGTTCAAGACGGCTTATCCGACAGCGCTCCTTATCCCTACACAGAACATCCGTCCGACAGCAAGCTGGGTTGATGAGGAAAAGGGTTCAGACCAGCAGCAGGTAACTACTGACAAGGTTGTCTTTGCCGGCTATAAGCTTGAATGCAAGGTTGCGTTCTCGCTCTTTATGACCAAAACGGCGCTTGACACTTTTGAATCACAGTTTATCGACCAGATTAAGAACGCAGTTGTTAAGGCTTGTGAAATGGCAATCATTAAGGGTTCGGGTTCAGGTTCGCCAACCGGCATTCTTTCTTGCACTCCCCCTGAAGGCCAGACAATTGAAATTGCAAAAACCGGCAAGCTTACATATTCAACACTTTGCTCTGCTGAGGCGGCTCTTCCTGCTGCATACGATGACGCTGTATGGCTGATGACAAAGAAGTCATTCTTTGCGTTCATGGGCATCACAGACAGCAACGGTCAGCCTGTCGCTCGTATGTCCGAAGGACTTAACGGCAAGCCGTCACTCTCACTTTTCGGTCGTGCTGTTATCCCAACAGACGGCTATATGGATTCGTACGCTGACACGGTTTCAGCCAACACAACCTTTGCGATGATGTTCAATCTTAACGATTACATCTTCAACGAGGTAATGGGTTTAAGTGTCAAGAAGTACGAAGAGGACGACACCGATAACACAGTCCTTAAAGCCGTAATGCTTGCAGACGGTAAGGTCGTGGATACTCACAGCCTTGTTAAGCTCGTAAAAAAGAGCGCTTAAAAGAGGTTTGAATTATGGCAGTATCAAATGAAATTGAAGCCGTAAAGGTTTCGCTCCGTATCAATACGGTGCTGTTTGATGATGAAATATCTGCCCTCATTGATTCTGCCAAAAGTGACATGGCAGGTGCAGGAGTTGATGTCAACGACAAAAACTCAACTGCACTTGTTATGCAGGCAATCAAGTTCTATTGCCGTGCTTATTTTTCGGTGACCGCCGACAGCGAATGGGCACGGCATTACGAAGAATTGCGCGATGCAATGGCGGCGAGAGGAGCACAAACAGAATGAATGCAGATACTTTGATTTTGCTTGTTTCTTCGGGCTATAACGAAACAACAAACGATATCGGTGAAATTGTTCAGTCCGAAAAGCTCCGCAAGGTCTATGCTCAGCGGCAATATGTCAGACAATCCGAGTTCTTTCAGGCGCAAGCTAACAGATTAAAACCTGAATGTATGCTTGAAGTTAATTCCTTTGAGTATCAGAACGAAGAATTTTGTTACCTCGATAATAAAAAGTTCAAAATCTATCGCGCATATCAAATCAAAGGAACAGAGCGTACAGAGCTGTATTTAACGGATGTGGTAGGTGAAAACAATGTCACTTCCTAAAGCAGTCAAAATCACAAAAAACGGCGTTGAGATAATCAGCAATGTTGACCGCATTCAGTACACACTCAAAGAGCTTGAAAGAGCCGCTCTGCGTGATGTTGGGAAACTGGTATGTAAACGGTCACGACAAAAAATAAAACGCAGGACGGGGCGCTTAGCGAAAAATACGCAGTATTGGGTACGCTCAAAGCAAAAAATTCCTGACTTGCAGGTAGGATTTAAGCCGGGCGGATTTTACGGCTTGTATCAAGAAATCGGTACAAGCAAAGCTCCAAAAATCGGAGCATTGAGCGACGCTGCCGAAAGCAACATCAAAGACATTATAAAGATTGAACAGCAATACCTCAGTGCCGTAGGTACAGAAGAGGCAGAACGCAAATTGAACGAGGGGGAATACAGCGGTGAATAATATCAAGAAATTTTTGAAAGACTTATTCGCTGAGTATGCACCCTCTTATTTTTTACAGGCAGAAAGCGGATTTCCTCGCCTTGTCTATGAGGTCAAACAGCTCTACACAGATGAGCCGTATGACAAGTTTGTTGTGACCGTTAATGTTTATGATAGGCAGACTACGGCGGACATTGATGAGGTTGTGGACAAAATCTACGACAACATAGCAAAGGCTACATACTTGGTTGACGATGTTTTTTACAAATTCTACAACAATTTTGACCGGCAGTATATTGCCGAATCAGACAAATCAATAAAGAGAGTGATGTTCACTCTTGAAATGAGGAAATACAACAGAAAGGATGATTAAAATGGCAATAGTTAAGCCACGAAAGATTAAACCGTACAGCGGTTACAGCAATAAGACGGCTGACCGTATGTTACTTGATGCAGGTGCGTTTTTTGCCAACTACGATCCAGCTACGGACACATACGCAAGCGCCAAAAAGGCAGGTAAGTGTCTTGGCGTAACGATTAAAGGCGGTGAATTTTCAGCCAAGCCGACACTCAGACGCCTTGAATTTGACGGTGTAAAAACACGAACTAAAGGCGACACAGTAGTTGACGGTTGGGAAGTTTACATCAAGGCAACACTTGCTGAGATGACTACCCAGAACTTCATTTACGGTCTTGGAATTGCCGACAAAGGCACAGACGAAAAGGTCGTAGGCTACGATGTAATCACGGGTAGAGATGTTATTCTTGACGGTGACTACATTAAGAATATCACTTGGGTAGGCTGTCTCCTCGGGGAGGATAAGCCGTGTATTATTCAGGTGTTCAACGGCTTCAATGAGAACGGTCTCACGCTTGCAATTGCAGATAAGGACAACGGTAAGGTAGAAGCTCAGTTCTATGGTAACCTTTCACCCGAAGTTTACAATTCAGAGGACGAAATCAAACCACCGTTTAAAATTTTCAGACCGACAGAAAAAACGGAAACAACGGAAACATCGGAGGCATAATTATGAGAAAATTAAGCATTAAAGACGCATTCACTCTTGCTCGCATTATCAAAAAAGCAGACATCAAAGAGGAAATTGCAGACTTTGCAAACCGCATTGCTGTCAAAAACAACAGCAAAGGTGAAACGGTCAACACCGAAGCGGTCGGTCTTGAGTTTGTGATTACTCTGATAACTTCTTTATCAAACAAAGAAACAGAACAGGAATTTTATTCATTACTTGCCGACATCAGAGACGACATTACTGCTGATGATGTAAGTAAATTAAGTATCCCCGAAGTTCTTGACAATGTAAAGGCAATCATCAGGGAGAATGATATTAAGAGTTTTTTTACCTCGCTCTCAGCCTTGAAGTAAGAACATATGGAATGCTCGTGCAGTATTGTTGCGGTAATACTGCCGTACTGCATGAGCTGTCTTTTTCAGATGCTGTCAAAATTATCAAAAACGCTATAAATGACCGTAATGACGAATTGCTTTACAAAGCCTATATTTTGACTGTTGTAGGAAATTTCACAGGCTTGTCGTACATGGATTTTGTAAACAAGGCAACAGGCTCGACACGGCCTAATAACATTGTTGATACGGTCAATACAGAGGAAATTGAAAAAACGGTTGAAAACTATCTTGATAATTATAAATGGGAGGAGGTGTAGCTAATAATGGCTGTTGAAGTATTTAAGTTATTTGGCTCTATTTTCGTCAACAATGATGAAGCAAACAAATCAATCGCCGAAACCGAGAAAAAAGGTAAAGGTGTTGCCGCAACCTTAGGTAACGGTATCAAAACCGCAGGCAAATGGGGAGCGGCAATGGTCGGAGGTGCGGCGGCAGGTGTCGGAGCATTATCGTCAGTTGCCGAAAATACCAGAGAATACCGCACCGAAATGGGTAAACTCGACACAGCTTTCACCATAAACAAATTCTCAGCGGCAGATGCAAAACAGACTTACTCTGACTTGTATGCCGTAGTCGGTGACAGCGGACAGGCAACTGAGGCGGCTAATCATTTATCATTGCTTTGCGATTCCACAAAAGACCTGCAAAGTTGGACAGAGATTTGCACAGGTGTTTACGGTCAATTCGGTGATTCCTTGCCTATTGAGGGTTTGACAGAGGCGGCAAACGAAACCGCAAAAGTTGGACAGGTAACAGGTCCGCTTGCCGATGCTCTTAACTGGATGGGTGTGTCAGAAGATGAATTTAATGAAAAACTTGCAAAATGCTCATCAGAACAAGAAAGACAGCAGTTAATCACATCAACTCTCACAAGTTTGTATTCGGATGCCTCTGCTCAGTACAAGGAAACAAACGGCGATGTAATCGAATCTAACAGAGCTCATCAGCAGTTGTCTGATACAATGGCGCAAATCGGTGCTGTCGCTGAACCTGTCCTTAACTCTCTTATCGGTCTTGGCGGTAAACTCCTCGAACAGCTCTCACCATTGATTGAGAGTGTGGCAAACAACCTTGCCCCTGTTTTAATCAACATTTGCGAAGAGGTAGCACCGATAATTGTGTCAATGCTCGAGCAGATAATGCCGTTAATTGAGGAGTTACTACCGTTTATTGCTCAGCTTATGGAGCAGTTAGCACCTATCATTGTTCAGATCGTTGAACAATTATTTCCACCTTTAATGCAGATTATACAGGATTTACTTCCGTATTTCATGCAGATAATTCAGGCTATAATGCCATTATTTAGCACGCTTGTAGAACTCTTAATGCCCGTTATCGAGGTGTTCATTCAGCTTGCCGGTGTGTTGCTCAACGGCTTGTTGGCGGCACTTACTCCGATTATAGAGGATTTAGCTATATTCCTTAATGACCTTTTAACACCTCTTATTCCGATTATAAGCGAATTATGTAACACGATTGTCGGCATTTTACAGCCTGTCTTTGAACAGCTATCGCCTGTTATATCACTGGTTTTTGACGCTCTTCGCCCGGTTCTTGACCTACTCGGTGAAATGCTTGAAACACTTATTCCTGCACTTGTTCCGGTGATTGAATGGTTGGCACAAATCTTTTCGGAGGTTTTAGGCGGTGCAATTAAAGGAGTCAAAAAAATTTTTGAACCGCTTTCGGGAATTTTTAATGGAATTGTAGATTTCGTAAAAGGTGTGTTTTCGGGAAACTGGGAACAAGCGTGGAATGGTGTTGTTAACATTTTCAAGAATGTTTTCAACCTTTTACCTGCATTCGTTGAGAATGTAATCAACGGCATTATTTGGATTATTAACAAGCTCTTAGAGGGCGTAAACTGGGCAACATCAATGATTGGCTGGGAAATAGATCCGATTCCGGAAGTAACCTTACCTCGTTTCCGTGCAGGTATTGATTATGTTCCACATGATAAGTTTATCGCATATCTTGATGCCGGCGAGGCAGTTCTCACAGCCCAAGAGGCTGAAAAATACCGTCAGTCAAAGCGTGAAGGCAGAGGCTCAGTCTTTGAAAACGATTCCACTAATATCATCAACAACATCAGTATTAATATTCCCTCTGTTGCAATTAATAACGACATGGATATTGACAGCTTCGTTGACGATATGAGCAATCGGCTCGCCGATGAAGTAACAAGGAGGCAGAAAGCGTATGCATAATTTTTATTTCGGAGGTAAATGGTTATCATATTTCGGCGGTCGTATCACACAAGCACCACAGCACGAAATTCCCGTCAGAGATGTTTCAACGGTTGAAATCCCGTGTAGAGACGGTGATGTCTTGCTTGATAATGGGCGGTGGAAGAATGTTGAATTTGAGCGTGAAATTTCCTTTTTGCCGTACCTGTCCGAATTGTCAGCAAAGCACCTTGCGAGGGCCGTAATTGAATGGCTGACCTTAAATCGTGGCTACCAAAAGTACAAGGATACTTATAACCCCGGATATTTCACCGAGGCTTACATATCAAATACTGACGATATTGTTCGTGAACTTCCAACATTACTTACAACAAAAATCAAATTCAACCGCAAGCCGTGGTGGCATTCCGAGCTCGGACAGCGGACTATTGATTTTGAAGTTAATAAACCGATTGTTTTACATAACCCCGAAAAGTACGAATCTTTGCCGATGATTGTTGTAACTAACACAAACGTTAGTGGTAATAACACTACGGCCATTGCTAAAGTTAGCATAAACGGCGAATCACTTGATTTGAAGTGCACAGGTGGTTATGACTACGCTGTGCTTGACGGCGAAACTATGCAGTATATTGCACACAAATCAGACGGTACAACTAATTTTGTTGACGGTACTATACCCCCTAAGTTAAAGGTCGGAGACAATCAAATTGTTGTAACGAAATATACAAACGCACTACTGTCAATAAGACCAAATTGGAGGCGATTGTAAAAGTGTTCCCTTTGTTGTATAAATCATATTTTAAAACAATCAATCCGAGTAGTTTTACCCTGCTCGGACGGATTACAGAAATAATCAGCGGTAAAGTTACCGAGGAACGAAACGGGGATTATTTGCTTGAAATGGAGTTATCGACAACGGACAGATGTGCTGATTTACTCGACACGCAGTATTTCATTAAGGCAAAACCGAACCCAACCGATGAACCGCAGTATTTTGAGATTTACGATTTGCAGTACAAAGACAAGAAATCAATCACGGTTAAAGCGAAGCACATCAAGCACAATCTGTATAACAATTTTTTGATTGAAACTTCCAACCAAACTGATGTAGTGCATACTCCAAAAGAATGGTGGGATATACTTTGCACAGGTCGTGATTTTGAGGGTGATTCGCTGTTTCCGCAGGCAACCTTGTGGGGGCATTATTTCAAATTTACATCAAATATTACCACAAAATCATCTATGACGCTTGGCTTTTGTACGCCTTGTACTCTCGGTGATTTTATGGGCGGTGCTGACGGTTCGCTTGTTGATGTTTTTGGCGGTGAATATAAATACGACAATTTTAATGTATCGTTGCTAAAAAACCGTGGGGCGGTTACAGACTGCCATTTGCGCTGGGGCAGTAACATCAGCAGTCTTACGCAAACGCTTAATTCAGACGATATCTGTTCCCATGTTGCAGCGTATGCCACTTGCCATGATACATATAGCGACAAGAACTTCGTCCTTTGCTCACAACCGCAAGAACTCAAAACCCATAATTCTAAGCTTATTAAGGTGAAAACGGTTGATGTTTCGGACGGCGGTTCGGTATACATCGGCGACGAAACGGGTTACTGGGATTTCAACGCTCACACAGGTGAGAACAAGGACTTCTTAATCCAAAAGCTAAATATTCAAGCACAGGTTTTAAGAGGACAGCTCGTAAACACAAACGGAGCGCCTACGCTTAATGTAAAGGTTAACTATCCGCCTACACTCACCGAAATGCTTGGACTGCATTTATGTGATAGTGTTTATGTCGATACCGAAAACGATAGCTTGCAAGCCAAAATCATTAAAACAGACTATGATTTCGTGCTCGAACGTTGGAACAGTCTCGAACTTGGCACAGCGAAGTCAAAGTTATCTGATTATATAGTTAAATGAGGTGAAAACATTGAATATTAACCATACCAAAATGACACTCGAAATCAACAGCTGTAAGAATTACGAAATCTTAGAAGTCAGACAGGGCGATAAAGGCTCACGCATTATTGATTTTGCGTTTACCGTCAACGGTGAAACTGTTGACCTTGCCTCTACGATGTCAGCAAAAGTCAATGCTACGGTTGACAATGTAATCGTTGCGGACAGCGTAGCTGCTGTCGTTGACACCGAAAATAATGTAGTCACAGTTACGCTTACAGACACAATGCTCGCATTATCAGGCATTTGTAAAATGGACATTGTGCTTACAGAAGGCGATGAAATTATAACTGCTGAAACCGTTTGTTTGCGTGTAGGAAAAAGCGTAATCAACGATGACAGTAAAGCTTTCCCGGGTGCAAGCTCTATTGCGGAAATCACAAAAGAAGTCGAAAATGCAAGAGGCAGTTCTAAATCGCTCGGAGCAAGGCTTGATAAAACAGACAAGAGTATTGCCCAAAAGCTCAATTCAATGCCGTTCGACAGCGAACCAAAAAATAACAGCCCGTGTTACCTCACAAGCGGTACGGTTTACAATGCTCTGCTTGTGAAAGCAGATAAAACCGCCTTGGCGACTAAATACGATTCGTCAAATATCGAACTCGGCACAGCTACTCTTACTCCGTACTCTACTCAGATTGATAAAATAAAATCTGCAACTTGCCTTTATGA